TCGTACATAAGTCTGCCGAAAGAAGCCCCGATATCCGTCGATAGCTCTTTAATTCGCTGTGAAAGCTCAAATACGCTTCTAACAGGCCCGTTTTCCGGGGGCAATCTGTTATCAAGCATGATCTGCCTGATTTGATCTTTCAAATCATTAATCATGTATTCTTGCACTTGGAAATTACCGGCCGTAGGCAATGGCTCAATAGTCTTTCCTTCCGGGCCGCCGTTTCTTTGGACCGGTATAAATGCCCCAGGCTTCATTTTGATTGTACTCGGATTAAAGACGCCGTCGTTTGTTACCGTGTAAACTCCAAATACATTCAAAGCAGCGAGCTTCAGCATAAGCTCTTTCATTTTGTTTAGAGTTTTAATATCCGAAAGAGCCAGCACAACGGGGCCAATCCCCGTGACGAAACCGGGAATTTTAAGCCATCTCACCACAATCACAGGGCAAGTGAGTGAATCGGACTGATAAAGTATATGCTTTTCCTTTTCATACAAAACATCATAATGCCATACCAAATCCTCATAGTCGTAATAAAAGCATTCCACGACCTCGATTTCCTCAGATCTTCGCTTATCGTCCCCTATAAGATTTTGTAATGAAGCCGGAATTGATGCTTTATGCCAAGTCTGTTTAATGAGCCCCGGCTTTATTTTCCAAGTGCGTGTAATAAAATCCACGGTTCCACGTTTGCCTTCCAAGAACCCCATTTGTGACAACGGGGGAGCTATGAAATTGAATGGTTGGAATTCGTCCCCCTCCAGAACGATGAGAACGCCGGTTCCTTTGCCAAGCTCCCAATACATTTCCGGAGATGCCGTCGCAAAATTACTGGCGTTGATGTTGCTAAAAGTTATATTGCTGACTTTTTCCAAATCTTTATTAAGCTGCGCTCGTTCATCTTCCTTTATCGCCGGGCCGCTCAAAAGCTCGGCCCACCGCATGAAAGGAGGTGTGAATTTTGAAACCATCGTATTTACAAAATTGTTCGCAGCAATCATCGCTGTAGAGTCATACGATTTGGTGTTTGGATTATGTGCGCCGTTTTTGTCTTTAAAGCCGTTTTTAAAGGGATTTGTGTACTCGTCAGCATCTTCATAGATCTGACGATTTAAAGCGATTTCATCCCTGGATGTCTTTATCCTCGCGACTAAAACTTCCGGTGTTAATCTTGCCATAACTTTTCCTTTTTAGCCTAAAGTGGAGCGCATCTCTTCGAAGCTTTCCGGCGAGACCAAAGAAACAGTCCCTCCCGATCGTCTGGCCCTCAACGCCGCATCTTGCTGCTGCTTTAGGCGTTTTTCTTTTGCTTCAAGCTCTGCTTGTTGCTTCTTTTGAAGCTCCAAACTTTCTCTTGCATACTTATCAGAACCGCTGCTGCCTTTTCCCATAATTAGATCCTTTCGTGTTAAACGTTAACCAAGCCGATTTTTAAGGCCGTCTAGGGATTGCGGGGAAATTAAAGACCCCATCCCAGAACCCGTGCTCGACCTTTTAGACTTCTCGGTCTTTTCAATCCTTATCGCCTCTTGCTCGGCCTTATAAAGGTTGAAACCTTCCTGATAACTCCTCTCTTGCTGCGCTCGCTTATTATAATTTCTGGAATAAAACCCGAATTTGTTTTTGTTTAAGTCCCCCGAGGCAGCCTTGTTTGCATAAGCTTTTTTCTGCGCCGACGACAAAGCGTTCCACCCCGCACTGTCCGGATCAGATTCTTTACCTTTTAACCCCGCGATAGCTGACATTTTTGCCGTCATTTTTACCTCTTTCAAAAATCACTTTACATCCCGACCTTTTAAGCGACTTGAACAATCCGTGAGGAGTGATGCTTAAATCCCTTACCTGCAAAATACTCTTAACCAGCGATACGCAAGTAATTAGCCCTTTAGGACGGAACCCTTTAATATATTTGGCTTCAGGCACGGTCGCTTCTATAACCGCCGTACCGTCGAGCTTAAATATGAATTCATGTATCAACTCTTGTGATCTTTGGTTAACCAGTTCGACATATACGCCACAAGACAGTGTTTCAATCACTATGGACTGGGCACCTTTGTCCATCACCATGAACACATGCCCCCAGCGCCGCGAGATGAAATAATTCCAAAAACCTTTCCCTTTGCGCAGTTTATCAAAAACAATATACGCTTTGTCCATCAAAACACATTCCAATTAATATCAACATCAACCTGGCGCGAAAAACTATTCGCCGCTTGGACCGGGTTAAACTTCAAATATCCAACCGCCAAGTAGCGAAATGCGTCCGCGGCATGGCTTGTCCAGTCATGTTTAGGCCGTAGCGACCAATCATTATTCTTGTTCGACCACTCCTTTTGATACAGGCGCAATTTTTTTAGCCCGGCAGCACACTTGGTTTTTTGGAAACGGCATCTTGGGAGCAACCGACGAACGGCATCAATCCCGTCGTCCACAGCCTCGGCAGTCAGTACCTCCACCCTTCCGACATTCATTCCCCGCAAAGTTTCAAGCCTGGACATCCCGGACCCGAATTCCATATTGCGTATATCGTGGGGCAGAATATGAAAATCATAAATATAAGGCTTTTCTTTCAAAACCTTCGCGTAATGGGGGAGCCCAACACCGGATGCCTCGTAATAATCAATAATATCAAGCTCTGTTCCCCTTTTCTGAGCAAACCAAATAGCCGTCGCATCACCGACGCCCAAATCCCATGCGGTTATCACCGGCAGAGATGGTTCATAAGCGCTGTCAGTAATCCTCCCCGCGTTTTCCAAATCCTCTATAAGCTTGCCGTAGTAAGAGCCGAGAACCGCGGCCGTAAATGAACAATAGTATTCTTGGTTGATTATTGCTTCGGCGGCTTCCTGCCCGTTGGTTTCGGTCAGCTCTTCCATTTCTTTGGCAATCTGCTCTTTGGTCGCAGTTTTTGTTTCATTGACAGTCAGAAGTTGGCAAAACCAATCTTCCGATTTTTTAGCCATCTCAAAAAGCTTTTCACCATGGTTTTGGCCACGTGGCGTGTACGGGAAAATCGCCCAGCCGTCGTTTTCCAATAATATCGGCCGTATAAAATCCCAAGCCGCCGGATCGCCGACAGCATATTCGGAAAAAACCACCCCACGCGGATTAGCACCAACCAACGAGTCATAATTATCACTGCCAACGCATTGCCAGATTGAACCATTTTTAAGCTCAATCCGCATGTCCTGTCTGTTTACCCCAGCGCGGATTGCTTCGGGGAAAACTTGATCTATTATCCGCCGGCCTTGCTTATCGATGCCATCCCATACTATTTTGCGCACTTGATTTTGTTCCGGCGCCATGTGCCAGTATAAGCCAACGTTGCGCAAAGCATCGGACGCCGTCCAATTCAGGCTGCAACTATCCTTCCCGGCGCGCCGGTTCCAAACCAAGGCCGCACGTTTCCCTCCGCTTTGCATGTACCGCCAAAACGGCAGCTGATAATCGCGAGGGACCCAATCATTTGGAATTGTTACTTCCATTTTGCTCAGACTCTTTCTCCGTAAAAGTTATAAGCTTTACGACCAAACCTTCGACCGCTCCTTGCACCTCGGTCGGGATGATGCGGCCAAGCAACATCGCAAAAGTTCTAGGGTCCTTTTTGGCCAAATTGACCAGAAAATCAACCCCTCCGACCTCACCAAAAGCCTGGCAAATCGCTTCTTTTACACTTTGCGTGGTTTTATTAGGACTTCCCTTCGGTCTCCCCCTCGGATTGCCGGATTGTCCCTTTGCAAACATATCATCAAATTCCTTGTTTTTTATTGTTGTTTTCAAGCCGGAGGGGAGAAGTAAATGCTCGGGGCCTATTATGCGTTTTATGGTCTTTTTAGGGGCCCTCCCCTCCGCGAGAAGGTTGGTAAATACTAAACTCCAACCTTATCAAAAAACATACGCTTTTTTTGCGTATATGTCGCGCACAAAAGTGTTGCAAAGTGTTGCAAAGTGTTGCAATTCATATTTTCCTAATAATTTCATCCAATCCTTTTACAAAAATCCGCCACAAGGTTGTTCGGTCAAACATCCTGTCCGCAGCCTTTTTTTCTTCAGCATATTTTGCAATTCGTTTCCACCCCATCCCTTGGCATCTTTTTTTTACAACCAGATAACGTAGGCCGGATATTGTCTGCATCCATTCATTAGATTTTATCCAAAGCTCCATGTCGTCTCGGCTAATAGAGCGGCGTTCCAAATCAGCATCTTCCAAAAGGTCTTCAATGCTTCGATCATCGTCCGGGATAATGATCATCTTCCCAATCATTGTCTTTGGTATTTTTGGCCCGACCTTCGGCAACATCCGGTCTACTTCAAAAGCACGCCGAAGGGCCTTTTCTAAATCTCTTCGATTCCGTGGCATTTCCACCATTACACTCCTCCTTCCTCGTTTTCGGCTAATTCCATCATTTTGGCGAAGTCCCCATTCTCGGTCCCAAACTTCACAAGCTTTTCCGCTATCCACTTCTTATCAACGGCCTTGCCATTAAACTTTTTTTTAAGCCAAACTTGCAAAGCCCTTTTTGTTCGTTCCGGCATAAGCGCATAGGGTTGAAATGGCGGATCGTTGAAAGGAATATAAAAGTTTTCATCTATAAATAACTGGTCTGAGTGGCAGAAAGCCTGGCTCGCAAGTCTTTTTAGTCGCTCGCAATTAGCCAAAAAATCCTCGGTAGACAGCGCCTGGTGATCAGAGTTATCCACAGGCTGATTATTTTTTCTTTTTTCTTTATTTTTAATTTCTTTTTTATTTATATCATTAACATTAACATTTACATTAGGTTGTGTTTTGGTTCCTGCTTGGTTGCTGTTAGGTTGTGCTTCGGTTGTTTTAGGTTGTTTTCTGGCATTCTGATTCCCTTTAGGCGCCCCGCCTTTACACCCGTTCTCAAACCTTCTGTTATTGGCCGCGATCTGCGGTTTGATAAGCAGGAAAACAGCTTTAGCAACCCCTGTGAGATCGGGTTCCTCTCCCTTAAGAGCGAAACGCATAACTGCGGTATAGACCTGCAATTGGATATCATCCGGAAGCTCACAAATCGCTGCGTAAAAACTGTCGTAAAAAATAAAACTATCCCGCATCATTTTTCCCTCCTATCCCCCACAAGTTCAAAACTTCCAAGAATTCATAGACCGATCTGACAATGGCATAATTTGTCCCGTTGCGGCGAAGATGCGCTGCAAAATCCACGTCGGCATCATCAAGGCCTCCCCCTTCCCCGAACTTCAAATAAATGAACCCTATAAATCTCCCTTTGTGAAAAACCATAAATTGAGGCTTGCCGGAAAGGTTGAGCTCGATCAAATCAAACTTGTTTAATTTTAATGTGCTTCGCCACATAAAGATTATACGTTGGCGCAGCTGTTCAACATCCATAACGCCGTAGCATTTCTCCTTGTACTGGTAGTCAGATATGCTGTGGCGCATAAAATATCCGTCCCTCATTGCTCCCCTCCTATAGGCTCAACTTTTAAAAACACTCTAGGGTTTTCGCTATAGCTTTTCCCCGCCACAACCGCACAAACAAGCGCATCATCTACCCAAACAATCCCGTTCAACGCATCTAATATGGCTTTTATCAGGTTGTCGATGTCCGGCTTTTTTGCTGGGAGTAAAACCTTGTCCGCTGCCAATTTATGTTTGGATTTGTTAAAACTTTTAGGAATGGGAAAGAAAAAACGAATGTTGATTTTAAGCGGCACGTCAAAAGGTTCTTTCCCCCCCATTTTTATCCCCGCCGCATAAGCAAGACTTTGTTCATAATCCCTGGTTTTTTTTGGCGTAAAAGTAATGCCCGCTCGGGTTACTCGCGGTCTTGCCTTGGCTATCGGGGCCCCTAAAAATTCAAAAATCATTAAAGCCGCCTCACCGTCGTCATACGGGTCTTCACCAAAAATGTCGTCCATGTCTTCATCGATAGCTCTTTTTTTAAGAATATCTTCCAACAATGTTTTTTTAATCATGATATTTCCCTTTCTTTCTGGTCGGTTTAAAAAGGCCAGCAGGTTGACTGTTTCCGCAAACTGTAGCCCCCCCCCTAAAACTCTAATCTCCCCTAGGGGGCCTGGTCTTACACAACATGCGGCAAAGTTCGGTCGACCCCAGCTCGTTTTGAATACACATCTTTAAATCCGAGACTTTGTTCATCGCAAAATACTTACCGTTAAAATGAACTTGAAATTTAGGTTCGGCAGCCTTTGGCCTGTTTAACTCAATTAGAACAGCGCCCCCGCACACTTTATCAAATTCTTCCGGGGTAAAAACTCTGGTGTCTGTATTGATTTTTCTTTTAACCATCACGCCCCTCCTCAAAGACAAAAAGCCTTGATGCTTCCCTCATAAAAATCTTGCAAAGTTCGGGCAAATGTTCCGTAGCTCTTTCGTCATAGCGAACATCAAATTCATCTCCCCCTTGGAAAACTGCAAATAAAGCATAAGGGGTGCTATCTTTTGTTTGGGAACGTAAAAAGGTGCTTTTCTTTGGCCTGCCAGATTTTGCTTTCGGGGCAGCAAGAGCTTCCTTCTGGCACATCCCTCCGCCCATCCTTCTATAGTAACAAGCAACCGATATCCCCGCATGATCGCATAGTTCTTTAATCGTAGCCATTTACTTTCCCTTTCCCTCATTTTTACATCAAGCGGCTCCTGGTGATCCGCCATCACTGTCTTCGTTATCGTTTGCCGAAAAATAAAAATCGTTAGGCGTAACTTCGCCTTTCGACCATTTAAAAATCTTTTGCATGTTCTTTCTGTCAGGAATAACTTCTCCGATGCACCATCTCCGCACCACACAATGAACCACCCCGAATTCTGTCGCTAAATGAGATATTTTTAACTTTTGTTTTTTAAGGTATTTCGCAAGCTTCATGATTACTTCCTTTCATACCAAGGGAGAATAATCGTAAGATGATTATCCCGTCAACACATTTTTAATCGGTTTACGATTATTTTTTTTAATTTTTATCTTTTCTCTTGTTTTTTAATCATAAAAAGATTAATAAGGAGAAATGATGGGAAATAGATTAAAAGAACTGCGAAAACAACGCAGCTTAACACAAACACAACTCGCGAAGATGGTTGGCGTAGCGCAAGGTTCCATTCAGAAACTCGAAAATGGTGAAATAACCTTGGATGTTAAATGGCTTAAACGTCTGAGCGAAGTTTTGCACGTCCCCCCTTATGAGCTGTTACCGGAAAACATGCAGCCGCAAATTAAAATAACGACAATACCTGTTGTCGGATTCGTCCAGGCGGGCACATTCCAGCCGGCAGAGGAATGGGATCAAAATAATTTTTACACGATTAATCCCCCGTTCATGCCGGAATATAACGGAATGAAAATGTTCGCCCTAGAAGTCCGGGGAGATAGCATGGACCTGCTTTATCCCTCCGGAACATGCGTTATCTGCGTGCCAGCCATAGACTATGGTATGCCAGAAACAGGGAAAAAAGTTATTTGCGAACGACACCTGCCTGATGGCACGATCGAAGCAACCGTTAAGGAATACAGGAGAACTGATAACGGAACATATCTCGTGCCACACTCAAGTAATCCGGCTTATGCCCCATGCAGGTTAGACACAGGAGATTGCGGCGAATGTGGAATCGTTGCTGTAGTAATAGGTTCGTTTAGAAAGGAATAATAATGAGTAAAGCGGTTATACCTTTTTCTGACTTTATTGGGAAGGATCGCTTTGGGTGGCTTGGCGCTGGCGTTATCATCGCCCTCTCCGGGCTGTTCATTTATATATCTATTTTAGTTTTTGCAGAACATATTCAAAACCTCGAGCCCCCCGACTCCGAAATCACGGAAAAAGATTTGGCCTACAATGAAAAAATCAGGCTGTGTCTTAATCATAAGGTTGAAATAAGTAAGCTGACCATAGCCGACCATAAACAGGCTATAGAAACTTTTAACCAAATAGGGTGCCCCGAACGCTTGCTTTACACGGATTGCCAAACCGAAAAATGCCAAAAAGAAATACGCCAAGAATTGATGTTGAACGAGATAATCGCAAGATCTAAGAGTATAAAATAATCCCCTAAGGATTTTTTTATCTTTCGAAAGCCAGGGGCTCCTTGGCTTTTTTTTATTTTTTATACAAAAATAATCATTTTTTGATTTTTTATTGTTGACGGAATAATCGTAATATGATTACTATATCATTGTTTTCAACAACAAGGAGGCAAAAAATGGCAGAATACATACCACACGACAATGAATTAACGATTCGTAAATTGCTTTCATCCGCGAAGGGAATAAACCCGAGGGTCAAGTTTCACATACATGACTCGGAAGGGCTAATAATCAAAAGCAGCAATTCTGACGAAATAGTGCTCGCCTTAGATGGCGGCGATGAAGCCGCGACTATAAATTGCTTGGATGGCGGCGAGGTTTTGGGGTCCTTTTCAATACTGCCCTACGAACCGAATGACATCTTATGCGATTACACCGATAACTCTTTTTGCAACGAAGTAGCGAGGGCCGTCCAATGTTAACAATAGAACAAAAAGCTAAAAGATACGACCAGCTCGTCGGTTTGATCTGGGATGAAATAAACCACAGAGCCGAAATCGCGGTTTGCGATGAAGAGGAATATCGAGATATGGAAGAAGAGGCAGCTCTTGACAGGGCTTTTGAGGATAAGATGGAAGAGGTCGCTGATGATGCCCACGGTGTAGGGGACGATAGCATCCCGAATCTTGGATATCTTATCGAGGCTATATGCCACGATGAATGGGGGATGGATGTTTTTAAGGTAAAAAACGGCGGGAACCCATATGTCCCGGAATATCAAAAAAGAGAAGCCGGTTACGCTTGGAAAGAAGCTATAGAAGCTATAGATCGAGCCAAGGCCGCTTTAAACCCAAACCCCAGCTCAATGATGGATGAGATGATTTCATCAGTACTGTTCCCAAAGGCGGTGGCAAAATGAATGATGTAATCACCCTTTTAAAGAAATACCCAAAAAAAGACCTGGCTTTGGATTTCTTTGCCACAATGCTTACGTTTACCCTCCTTTACGGATGTCTGTTTTTCGTAGAGCCGTTAAACGAGCTTATAAGCGAATGGAGGTTTGGCTAATGGATAAGGAAACCTGGCTACTCGAACGGAACAAAGGCATCGGGGGCTCTGATGCAGCTGCCATTATCGGGCGTAACCCTTATATTTCCAATGTTGATCTTTGGGAAATCAAGACAGGCCGCCGCCAGCAAGAAGATATATCCGAAAAACCATATGTCGCTTACGGGGTCGCAGCCGAACCGCTGCTTATAGAAATGTTTAAATTAGACTACCCGGAATACGAAGTTTGGCATACGGACTACGACACCAGGCGTCATCCAAAATATGATTTTATCTTTGGATCGCTGGATGGAGAATTAACATCTAAAGAAACCGGCGAAAAAGGCGTTCTGGAAATAAAAACCACGAACATTTTGCAATCCATGCAGAATGAAAAATGGAACGACCGTGTGCCCGATAACTACTTTTGTCAGGTGCTACAATATCTGATGGTTACCGGTTACAGCTTTGCAATACTAAAAGCTCAGCTCAAGTACGAATATGACGATGAAGTCAAACTTATAACTAAACACTACCGATTCAACGCAGAAGATTACCGCGAAGATATGGATTTTTTACTGGCAGAAGAACTTAAGTTTTGGGACTGCGTGCAATCTGATAAATGCCCGAACCTTGTCCTCCCGCCACTTTAAAGGAGAAGAAACATGAAAAACATTAGTATTACGTTTAACGGCAAAACAGAAACATACGCTTATGAAAACGATCTTGATTATGACGAAGCGGTAAGGTTCTGTGGAAAGAATGGTGGAGTTCTACCGACGCGTTGGTTCTTATGGGAATACGACCACGACCAAGGAAAATGTCGTTGGGAGTTGTTATATGAGCAATTAAAAGAAGTTGAAGAACTCCCTTGGGCTTGGACTTCTGATGAATATGATTCCTGCGGCGTGTGGGTCGTTATTCTACCCTCGGGTGCTACGGGCCCCACCATTCGTAGCAATGCGTATTACGACACTTACGCGCTTTGCGCCCCAGCTTTTACACTTTAACTAAGGAGAAATCAAATGAGTATGGAGATTATAATTTTAACCCCGGCCGAAAAGTTTTTAAAAGCAGTAGAATTCAACCATGCTGAACTTAAATCGGCCTTAGCGGAGGCCCTTAAAAAATATGAAGGTGTAATATACACCGTTAATTCAATCCGGGATGCTAAGGCGGATCGTGCCACGCTTAACAAATTCAAAGATGCAATTGAGGTCAAGCGTAAAGAAATTAAAGCAAAATGCTTAGCCCCTTACCTTTCGTTTGAAGAAAAGGTAAAGGAATTGACTGCGATGGTCGATGAACAAGCCGCCGCCATAGATAAGCAGGTAAAAGCATTCGAAGAAAAAGATAAAGAAGAAAAAAAGAATATCATCACCGAGCGCTGGAACGCCATCGCTGGTCCTATAGCAGAAGACATTGGAATAGCGCGCATCTTTAACGAACGCTGGCTGAACGCGGGATATAATATAAATACCGTATTCACCGACATGGAAAAGATACTAAGCGATATTATCGCTTCGCTTCACTGTATCGAAAAACAGGCCGGCGATTATTTAACGCCGGTGAAGGAAAGATACTTAGAAACATTAAGTTTAACTGCGGCCCTGGAATATAAAGAAAAGCTGGCGAACCTTGATAAGGCAAAGGCCAAAGAACAGGCCGCGGCACAAGATACCACCCCGGAAGATGTAATAACTCCAAAAGATTCTGCCGAACTCAAAGCCTACGACTTCCGGGTGTGGTTAACCAAAAGCCAAAAAGAAGCTTTGGTCGGCTTTTTAAAACTTCACAACATTAAATATGGAAAGG